TACGGAACATACACCATCAAGGCCACCAAGAACGGGCAGACTGCCACGGATACGGTGACAGTCTCCGTGGTGCAGCAGTACACGGCGACGCTATCCTACTTCACAGCGACCATCCACGTGAGCATTGACAGCGGCTCCACCGTCACCTGCACCAAGGGAAGCAAGACGCAGAGCAAAACGGCATCTGCAACGGGGACGGTGGACTTCACCGTGACGGAAAGCGGCACCTACACCATCACCGCCACCAAGAGCGGAGAGACGGCGGAGGATACCGCAACCATCACGGCGGACGGACAGACGGTAAATGTGAAGCTGGCCTATCGGCACATCTACGGCGTGGTGTGGGATGGAACCAGCACGACGGTGTGGAGCCGGACGGACGAGGCCGCCAGCTTCGTGAACCCGACCCCGTACCGGGCGGGGGCAACCAGTTACGGAAGCCCATTTGACAACCTGTACCCGTGGAGCGGGATGGTGCGCGTGACGGATGCGGTGGCCGGTGAGCTGGTGGCTATCCCGAAGTTCTGGTACAAGTGGACAAAGAGCGGGAACAGCCTGAAACTCCAGATCGCGGATAAGGAAACGGACGGCTTTCACGTCTCCCCAGCCCACGCCGACCGAGGGGACGGCAAGGGAGAGCGGGACATTGTGTACATTGGCCGCTATCACTGCAACACCAACAACTACAAGAGCCAGTCCGGCGTAAAACCGAAAGCGAATATCACACGCAGTACGGCCCGCACGAGCATCCACAATCTGGGGAGCAACATCTGGCAGAGCGACATTCAGATGCGCATGACGATCTGGATGCTGTACCTTGTGGAGTTCGCGGACTGGAACAGCCAGAAAACCATCGGCAAGGGCTGCGGCAACAACAGCGCAACGGAGAATATGGGCTATACGGACAGTATGCCCTATCACACCGGAACGACGCTTGCGAGCCGGGACAGCTATGGCCTCGGTACGCAGTATCGCTACATCGAGGGCCTGTGGGACAACGTGTATGACTGGGGCGACGGCTGCTACTACAACAGCAACGGCCTGAACATCATCAACACGCCCAGCAGTTTCAGCGACAACAGCGGCGGCACCGCCGTGGGCGTTCCGTCGAGCGGATGGCCCAGCGCCTTTACCGTGGCAACGGTGGCCGGGCTGGAATGGGTTATCTATCCCACGGCATCGGGCGGGAGTGAGATGACGTATTCGGCGGATTACTGGTACTTCGGTGCTTCCTGCCCGTGTCTGTTCTTCGGCGGTAACTATAACCAGGGCGGGGACCGCGGGCTGTTCTACGTGTACTGCAACGGCGCGTCCGACTCGTACGCGGACATCGGCTGCCGCCTCCAAAAACTCCCCTGACGGGGGAGTGCAGAGGGGGAAGCATCCCCCTCTGCGTATCCTGCGGCCCGCAGGCCGCGCAAAAGGCTAACGGGTTTTCAGCCGCACAGGCGGCTTGAAAATACAGGGGATGACCGCGCACGCAGTCGGTGCCTTGCTTCTTGGTTCGGCGGATAACTGGAACTTCAATGCTTCCAACCCGTGTCTGCACTTCGGCGGTAACTATAACCAGAACGGGAACCACGGGCTGTTCTACGTGAACTACAACAGCGCGTCCAACTCGAACGCGAACATCGGCTGCCGCGTCCTTTTATGGACTGGCTACCCACCTCCATACCCGGCAACGCAAAGACCCACGCCGGGGCGCGGACATCCTCGGCACCCCTTGGTGCAGATAAGCCATCAGGACACGGTTTAGTACACTCCCGCAACCTGCGGGGGCGGTGGAAAGACCGTGAGGCTAAAAGGAGGAAAACATTCCTGATGAAACGAGCAAACAACCTATTTCCAAAGCTGGTATCGGAAGAAAACCTGCGGCTGGCGATCTTCGCTGTGAACGTGACACACCGCTTCCATCCGCACCACAGGCCAAACCGGACGGTGGCACGGGTGGAGGCGGACGTTGACCGCTATGTAAAAGAGCTGCGGGAGATCATTACAGGCGGTTACGAGGCGAACGAGCCGAGGCTTGCGCGGCGCTGGGACAAGAGCGCTGGCAAGTGGCGGGACATATCGGAGCCGAGACTGTGGCCTGACCAGTATGTGCATCACGCGGTCATTCAGGTGTTGGAGCCGATCATGATGCGGGGCATGGACAATTTCTGCTGCGGGAGCATCCGAAACCGGGGCATCCATTACGGCGTTCGGGCCATCAAGAAGTGGATGCGGACAGACCCGAAAGGGACGAAGTACGCCGAGGAGCTGGACATCCACCATTTCTACGACAGTTTGACAGCGGAGACGGTGATGAAGCGGCTCCGGCGGCTGGTGAAAGACCGGCGGATGCTGGAGGTATGCGAGCGGCTGATGAAGCACGGCATTCTGATCGGCGCTTACTTTTCCCAATGGTTTGCCAACACGGTGCTGCAACCACTCGACCGGCTGATACGGGAAAGCGGTCTGTGCGACCACTACCTGCGGTACATGGACAACTTTACCCTGTTCGGGCGGAACAAGCGGAAGCTGCGGCGGCTGCGGGAGCTGATCGAGAAATGGCTGGCGGCACACGGCCTGCGGCTGAACGGCAAGTGGCAGCTCTATCCGACGGCAAAGCGGACGGTGGCGGCGCTGGGGTATCGCTTCGGGCGAGGGTATACCCTGCTGCGGAAACGAAACATGGTGCGCCTGAAACATTCTCTTTCCGCCTGCCGCCGTGCCATGCGGCGGCACCACGCGATCAAGCCCGCATTGGCGCAGGGGCTTTTATCCAGACTGGGCCAGATGAAGCACTGCAATCACGTCCACTTTTTCCAGAGCTATGTGGAGGCGGGTTTGCAGCGGAAATTGAAATGCGTGGTCAGAGAACACGCAAGAAAGGAGCGGGCAAGATGGAATACGTCTACGGAACAAGTGTTATCGGCGGCGTAGAACGGGAAAACCTGAAAATTGTGGGCGGCCCCGCGCTGCGGGAGGGTGAATACCTGACCACAGTGCGGGAGTATGACGACAGCAGCATCACAGACCGCTGCCGCATCGACCGGCACTATCACAGCGACACGGACGAGGACGGGACGCGGTACGACTTCTATACCATCAGCGAGCATTACAGGTATGTGGAAAGGATAAAGGTGATGGAAGAAACGAGAAAAGCAACGGAGATCGCCTTTGTGACGCTGGCGGAGAGCGGAAGCATCGATGCTGTGACTGCGGGGGAGCATAAGAGCCTGTTTGAAACGTGGCAGACCGGCGTTGCTTACACAGTGGGGCAGCTGCGCAACTGGGGGGACAAGCTGTACAAATGCGTACAGGCGCACACCTCGCAGGCTGGATGGGAACCGGACAAGGCGGTGTCGCTTTGGTCGGCGGCATCTGACCCGGCGGAAGAATGGCCGGAATGGAGCCAGCCGGTGGGGGCGCATGACGCTTACGCAAAGGGCGACAAGGTGAGCCACAATGGGAAGCATTGGACATCAACGGCGGATGCCAATGTGTGGGAACCGGGGGTATACGGCTGGACGGAGGCGACGGCGTGAGCAGCCATTTGCAGATCATCGCAGAGCTGGAGGCGCTTGTGGAAATGCAGGCGCGTACCGTCCGGGTGCTGGCGACACGCCTTGCGGAGCTGGGCGACACCGTGACCGGGAGAGACGAGATCGCGGAGGCCGACGAGGCATACCGCAGGGCCATCGGCGGGGACGAATGGTCGGAGTGAAAGCAGGAGGACAGGAAAATGTACATCAACGCGGACACCATCATTAAGGCGGCCAGCCTTTTGGGAGCAATCGGAGCGCTGGTCGCCGCCATTGTTTCCGTGTACAAGGTCATTGAGAGCAACAAAAAGCAGAGCGAGTTCATCAACGCCATTCAGGAGGAGCAGACGCTTATCTGCTATGGACTGCGCGGCGCGTTGCAGGGGCTTGTGGAGCAGGGGTGCAACGGGCCGTGCAAGGATGCGCTGGACAAACTGGATAAGCACCTGAATAAAAGCGCGCACCCGCACATCAAGGAGGACTGACATGGCGGGAAAGCGAACGCAGGCAAAGACGAAAGGCCGGAAGAAGCGCATGGGAACCATGGACTTTATTCTGCTGATCGTCTTTTTGTGTCTGACGGTATTCACGATAGCCATGATCGCGCTGTTTACCGTGTACGGCTCTGTACCGGATACGCTGATCACCTGCGTGTTCGCCACGCTGGGCGGCGAGTGCGGCATCCTCGGCTGGATAAAGACCACCAAGGAGAAGAAGCAGGACAGGCGGTGGCAGCTTGCGGACATGAGACGGGAAAAGGAGGAGGCGGAACGGATTGCACAGCAGACAGAGGAGCCGTGAGGAGGGATAGATCATGCTGGCAGGGAAAAACAACGAGGAGAAAATCTGGAATTATCTGAAAGGCGCGGGGCTGAACGACTTCGGCACCGCCGGTCTGATGGGAAACCTGTATGCGGAGAGCGGCCTTATCCCGAACAACGTGGAGAACCTATACGAAAAAAGGCTTGGCGTGACCGACGCAAGCTATACGGCGGCGGTGGACAGCGGCAAGTATCAGTTCTTCGCAACGGATAAGGCGGGCTATGGCCTCGCCCAATGGACATACTGCTCCCGCAAGGCAGAGCTGCTGGACTATGCCCAATGCTGCCGAAAGAGCATCGGCGATCTGGAAATGCAGCTTGATTTCCTGATGAAAGAGCTGCGGGAGGGCTATAAGGCGGTGCTGGCCGTGCTGAAAACGGCTGGAAGCGTCCGGGCAGCATCGGACGCGGTGCTGCTGAAATTTGAGCGCCCGGCAGATCAGAGCGAGGCGGCGCAGGCCCGGCGAGCTGCGTTCGGCCAGAAGTATTACGTCAAGTATGCGGCAGGGAGCGCCGCAGGAAGCGGAGGAAAGCCCATGACGGAACAGGAACAGCGGCAGAAGATCGTGAGCATCGCACAGAGCTACATCGGATGCAAAGAGAGCGACGGGAGCCACAGGAAGATCATCGACCTGTACAACAGTCACAAGCCGCTGGCCCGTGGCTACGCTGTGAAGTACACGGACGCATGGTGCAGCACGTTCGCAAGCGCCGTCGCCATCGCGGCGGGAATGACCGACATCATCCCGACGGAGTGCGGCTGCGGAAAGCACATCGAGCTGTTCAAGAAGCTGGGGAGCTGGCAGGAGAACGACGCTTATGTGCCGAAGCCCGGCGACTATATTTTCTACGATTGGCAGGACAGCGGCGTGGGAGACTGCACCGGCAGCGCCGATCATGTGGGCATCGTGGAAAAGGTCAGCGGGACAAGCATCACCGTCATTGAGGGAAACTACTCCGACAGCGTGAAGCGCCGCACCATTTCTGTGAACGGACGGTACATTCGCGGCTACGGCGTACCGAAGTACGGCGGAAAGGAGGCGACCGGCGGCGGGACTGCGGCGGACGCTGCACCGGCCAAGGGCGGCGGGTGCAAGGTGGGCGACATCGTGACATTCACCGGCGAGAGGCACTACACCGGCGCAAACAGCACCGTGGGCAAACCATGCAAGCCGGGCAAGGCCAAGGTGACGCAGGTGTATCAGCCGCTTGTGAGCAGGCATCCGTACCACCTTGTCGCCGTGAGCGGCGGCGGAAGCACCGTGTACGGCTGGGTGGACGCGGCGGACATCAAGACCGAAGCGGCGGCGCTGGCCGTGGGCGATCAGGTGACGATGGACAAGGCTGCCACAGTCTACGGCACCACGCGCAAGTTTTCCTCGTGGGTGTACAGCGCAAAGCTGTATGTCCGGGCAATCAGCGGCGACCGCATTTCAGTTTCCACGCTGAAAAGCGGCGCAATCACAGGAAACGTGGACAAGAAATATCTGACGAAAGTGTAAGGAGGTACACACCATGACACAGATCATTCCCGACATCATCAACATTGTCATTGAGGCCATTTTCGCCATCCTCGGCCTGTTCTTCACCGGCGTGGCCGTTCCGTGGCTGATCAAGACCGGCATCCCTTGGCTGAAAGACAAGCGCCTGTACGGCATTGTCACCGTTCTGGTCAAGGCGGCGGAGAAGCAGCGCGAGGCCGGTGCGCTGCCCATCCCGAAGTACGATTATGTGGTGCAGATGCTTGAAGCAAAGGGAATTAAGGTCACGGCGGAGGTAAAGGCCATGATCGAGGCGGCGGTTAAGGAACTGGACATCGCGGTTGACAGCACTATCGGTACGCTGGGCGGCATCTTTGTGGAGGACAACCCCGGAAAGACGGATGGGGAAAAGGAACTGAATAACTGAAATTACCCCCGGCTGCTATACTCATAGATATAGCAGCCGGGGGATTTTTTGTGCGCATACGCCGAAAAAATGCTGTTGCACAATGCTGGTTTTGTGGGTATCATAATAAGACAAAAAGCGACAGAGCGGAACAGGAACGCCGACACCGCCCTGCGCGGGTGAGCGAGAGAGGAGGCTTTACGGTGCAGACCGGAGGACGAACATTTAAGCATCTGACCAAGAACGACAGGCTGCGCATTGAGAAGTGGCAGCGCAGGGGCTTGAAGCCGCCACAGATCGCGGAGAAGCTGCGCGTCCACGTTTCCACCATCTACCGGGAGTTGAAGCGCGGGGAGTATGAGCGGCTGGACGGGGAGACGTGGGAAATGGTGACGGCGTACAGCCCGGACATCGCGGAGGCGCGATACCAAAGCAATCTGCGGGAGAAAGGGCCGGACTTGAAGATCGGAAAAGATCACGAGCTGGCAAACTACATTGAGACAACAATCACGGAGCGGGAGTGCAGCCCTGCCGCTGTCCTTGGATATGCAATGCTGGAAGGGCGGACATTCGAGACCTCTGTTTCCGTGACGACGATCTACAGCTACATCAAAAAGGGTCTCTTTCTCCACATCACACAGGTGGATTTGCCGCGCCGGGGCAAGGTGAAGCAGAAATACAAAAAGGTCAAGACCAAGAAAGATCAGGCGCGGGCCTCTGCGGGTGAGAGCATTGAGCAACGCCCGCCGGAGGTGGAGAGCCGCGAGGAGTTCGGGCATTGGGAGGGCGACACCGTGTACAGCGGAAAGGGCAAGTGCAAGACCACCAGCGCCCTGCTGACCCTGAATGAGCGCAAGACGCGAAAAGACATCATTATAGGAATACCGAACAGAAAGGCGGAAACCGTGGTCAAGGCGCTGGATGCGCTGGAGCGGAAATGCGGTGCCAGACGGTTCAGGGCAATCTTCAAAAGCATCACCTTTGACAACGGCTCAGAATTTTCGGCGGCGGAGGAGCTGGAGCGGAGCGCTGTCAACAAGACCATCCCGCGCACTAAGGTATATTTCTGCCATCCGTATTCTTCGTGGGAACGGGGGAGCAACGAGAACGCCAACAGCATGATCAGGCGGCGGCATCCGAAAGGCACAGATTTCTCTAAGGTCAGCGCGGCGGAGATCGCGGCCACGGAGGAATGGATTAACAACTATCCACGGAAAATCTTCGGGTACAAGAGCAGCGAGGTCATGTTCCGGGAGTGCCTGCGGGAGATCGGGCTGATCGCGTAACAGGAAGAAACCAGCACAGAGGACAATCAAAGGGAGAGGATGTGAGTGGAGCGGAACACGGGGAACAGAACAGGAAAACACGCAGGCTGCCGACCATGGGACATGACGGCGGCCATGTTGACTTGTCAAAATTAGACAAAACAAGAAGCGAAAAATTGTGCGCATTTAATGCTTGACTTTTGTCTTTTTGAGAAAAAACGAGAAAAGGCTTGACAAATCGGCGGAACTCATGTAATATATACACGTTCCGCTTCGGACGATTAGCTCAGCTGGCTAGAGCACCTGCTTGACGTGCAGGGGGTCACAGGTTCGAGTCCTGTATCGTCCACCAAACAAATCCCTTAGAGCCGCAAGGCTTTGAGGGATTTTTTGCTGCGCTGAAATGGTGTTTACCCTTCATCTTGCCCTTTACAGAAAATCTTTGCGACCGGATTTTCCGCGTATTGGTGGATTGTGGTGCACAGTTCCTGTCCGATCCGGATACGGCCTGCGGTTAACAGGCAGAGCTCTTACAAGGCTGCCTGAGATAGAAACGCCCGGTATACCGCCAGTCCGTCCACCGTGCCCGTTTGGCAGTCCGCTGTCAGCCGTTCCGGGTGCCATTGGATCCCCCAAACCGGCAAGGTTTTGTGTCGGAAGGCCTCTACTACGCCGTCCTCCGCCCGTTGCAAAACCTCCAAACCGGTTCCCAGGCGGCCAATGATCTGGTGGTGGCAACTGTTGACCATACAGTGCTCTCCGTATAGCTCCCGCAGAAAGGACGGTGCATTTTGAACGCTGTGAAGCCGGTCAACGCCTTCTATGGCGCTGTGTCCTGGCCAGTCCTGCACCAGATCACCGCCGAAAAACACATTGATGGTCTGCATTCCCCGGCATATACCCAGGACCGGCTTGCCAAGGGCCGTAAAATGTGCCAGCAGCTCCAGTTCCAGCGCGTCCCGTTCCGGCTCCAGATCCCGGCAGGCTGTGTTTTTCTGGCCGTAACGCCAGGATTCCATGTCCCCGCCGCCGGGCAGCAGCAAGCAGTCGCAGTCCGCCGGCCGGCTCCCGAAGCAGGGAATCCCTCCGGCACGTTCCACCGCCAGTGTATAGTTTTGGTAAGCTGCGGCATCACCAAGAATATAGACCCGCAGGGCCATAGCACTTCCTCCTTCTTCATCCGCACGGGTAAGATATGCTCATTCTATGCTGTGTTCCTTCGCTGCGCAAGTATTTCTCTTGCAATAGCCGTGAAAATATGTCATAATATCTAACGCAGTCCCCTTGGGGGTTGGACTTGACCGTCTGCGGGGGGGCAAATAGGATCGCTTGGAGATGTACCCAAGTGGCTGAAGGGTCCGGATTCGAAATCCGGTAGGCGCCGCAAGGCGTGCGGGGGTTCAAATCCCTCCATCTCCGCCAAGAAGAAACAGGACATTCTTATATGAATGTCCTGTTTCTTTTTTTATAACGTTTTTTGAAAGTAAATAAGCACAATACAGATCGCTCTCATTTACTGTGCGATCTTGCTTTCCGCGCTGCCGACTACCATTTTGGTCAGGGCGAACAGGGCGATGACGTTGGGAATGACCATGAGGTTGTTGAACATATCCGTCAGCTCCCACACCAGATCGTTGCTCATCATGGTGCCCATCAGGATGAACACCAGGGCGATGAGGGTGTAGATCACGGTGCAGACCTTTGGGTTCTTCTTGCCGAAAAGCCAGATGGCGTTGATCTTGCCGAACAGGTTCCAGCTCAGAACCGTGGAGAAGGCGAAGAAGAACAGGCAGATTGCCACAAACTTGGCACCGAGGCTGGCTCCCATCACGGAGCCGAAGGCAGTCTGGGCCAGATTGGTCTTGCTGAGCACGGAGGTCACATCCCCCACATAGCCGTTTGCCAGAGGGCCATCGGCGGTGTAGAGGGTGCAGATGATGACCAGCGCGTTGAGGGTCAGCACCACGAAGGTGTCGATGAACACACCGATCATCGCCACAACGCCCTGCTCGTGAGGATTCTTCACGTTGGCCTGAGCGTGGGCATGGGGGGTAGAGCCCATACCGGCCTCGTTGGAGAACAGACCACGCTTGGCGCCCTGAGAGATGGCCTGCTTGATGGCGTAGCCGAAAGAACCGCCCACGATGGCCTGAGGCTCAAAGGCGTACTTGAAGATCATGCCGAAGGTGGCGGGGACGTACCGGATGCGGAAGATCAGGATGACCAGACCGCCCAGCAGGAAGATTGCCGCCATAATGGGGACGATTTTTTCCGTAACGGCAGCCAGTCGCTGAACGCCGCCCAGGAAAATCACGGCACAGATCACCACCAGCGCCACGCCCACGATCCAGGAGGGGATGCCAAAAGCGGTCTGGAAGCACTCGCCGATGGAGTTGGACTGCACCATGCAGCCCATGAAGCCCAGAGCCAGGATGATGGCCACGGCGAAGAAGGTGGCCAGGAATTTGCCGAAGCCGCCCTTGAACGCGGTGGTGATGTAATAGACGGGGCCGCCGTGGATGGTGCCGTCTGCTGCCTTGATCCGGGTCTTGATGGCCAGCGTGGCTTCAGCATAGATGGTGGCCATGCCGAAGAAGGCAATGACCCACATCCAGAAGATGGCGCCGGGGCCGCCGGTCAGAATAGCGCCGGATGCGCCTACGATGTTGCCGGTGCCCACCTGGGCGGCAATGGCAGTGGCCAATGCCTGGAAGGAGCTCATGCCGCTGTCATGCTTTTTGCCGTTGAGGGTCAGATTGCCGAACACTCTGCGCATACCCTCACCGAAGCAGCGGACCTGAACAAAGCGGGTCTTGATGCTGTACCACAGGCCGACAGCCACCAGCAGAAAGACCAGAATGTAGTTGGACAGGTACGTGTTGACGCTGCATACAGCGGGATAAAGCGCAGCGTCCAGTTTTGCGACGATCGATTCCAT